TAAGGATGGCAATGACGCTAGCGCCTGGGCATACGCTTATGGTACTAGCGGATGGACGGCATCTTGGGCTTCTCCTGCTGGGGAAAGTTATGGGGATCCGCCTAGCTCATAATATTTAGTTAGGAGTAAAACATGCCAGTACTACAACCAAGTGAATACGATATATCCTATTTTGATGGAAATAAAGGTTCTTATTCCCATAATGCGGGGTATACAAAATATAGAAGATGGAGACGTAAGTCCGCAGGTATTGTTCCTTTTGATGAATCTACAGGTTCTTTCTTTGGTGATATAGCCAAGAGATTTGATATTGAAGCATTTATTGATGGAAAGGATGTTTTAGAGTTAGGGTGCGCTTATGGATTTTTGGTTGAAGATATGAGAGCTTTAGGTGCAAATGCCTACGGATTGGACGTCTCACAATATGCTTATGACCAAGCAGACCCTTCAATTCAACCTTATTTGACTGTAGCAGATGCTAGAACCTATCTTACAAACTATTCTCGTAATCAATGGGATGTAATTGTGTCTAGGTGGTTTCTTGATTGTATTGATGATAACGATCTCCCCGACTTAATAGACGAGATGAACCGCATCTCAAAGAATCAAGCACATGTTATTGGTACGCTTATTCCGGACACTTATTATAACGTAAAAGATCCGCAGGTATGGGTAGATAGTTTCGATTGGGACAGAGGAACAATTATTGTTCCCGATACTTTCAATCAGATATATAGGAAATAGACATGGCTATATGGGTAGAAGAAGGTACAGCACAAGAAGGCGATAGTTTTAGTTTGGAAAATGGCAATCGTATTGTTGTTAGAACTTCTAGCGGGATTCCTTACGTGGTGGCATGGAACGTTACCTCTACCGCACAGATTACTGTGTTTAAGGGAAACGGTACCTCTCCTACAGCTTTTAGTATTGAGGATAATGGCCCTAGCGGTTCTACTGTTGGTTCTTGTTCTGCCGCCATTGATTCAAGCGATGTAATCCATATTGTTTATGCAGAGTACACCTCTAAATCATCAGATTTAACTTATGTAACCTACGACACGGGAACAGACTCTTTTAGCGGTACTACAGATATAGAAGGAGACTTAGGGGAGGATGATGGGGGTGTTTCTAACATTTATACCGCAATAGCAATAGACTCGAATGATGCTCCCCACGTTGCGGTTACTTCTCTGTTTAAGGTTGGGGGAACTACTACACGTACGGTTCAATATTCAAATTATACAGACGGAAGTAATTGGAACGAATTAATAGAGGTTGAAGGCGCTACTGCTGGTGTGAATTGTTATGTAACTGATATTTTAATTGATGCTACTGATAGGCCTGTTGTTCTTTATAGAAACTCTACAGATAAAAATTTGGCTGCTGCTAGAGGAAATGCCAATGACGCAGAGTCGTTTTCATTAGTTGATTTGGAAACAACAACCAATTCCACGACTGGAGTAAAAGTTAAAGGGGCTTTGGATTCGGATGGTAATTTGTGGGTTGGTTGGGGGAATGTAGATAATGATGTTTCCTCTGATGCAGTAAATATAATTAAACATACTCTTGGAAGTGCTTGGTCTAGTTGGGGAAGTATATTGGGGGATGGACAGTCTACAAATTCAATCGAATTAAGCGAGCCATATACCAGCATATATGTAGAAGGGTCTGATGTATATGTTTTTTATGAGAGCGGTTCAGATGATATTGAATATTCTGTATATAATGGTTCTAGTTGGGATGCTGGTAATTCTATTGAGACAGGTACTTATGATATAGTTGTAGCCAAATACGGGGCATGGGTAGATAACGATAGTGGCGGTGCTTTAGTTACAGGCGGCGGAGACAGATATCATCATGATAATTATAATAGTGATGCTGCTTTATATAGTGGTGCGAATACAAGGGCAGCTCAAACCTTTACGGGAGTGTCTGGGGATTTGACAGGTGCGGATTTCTGGATGAATAAATCTGGTACTCCTTCTGGAAATGTTACCGCTACTTTGTACGCTACATCAGGCGGCGCACCAACAGGTTCGGCTCTAGCTACTTCAGAAGCAGTATCTGCTACAGATATTGATTACACCGCAACAGGACAGACATTTGTTTTTACCACAGGATACACTCTTAGTTCGGGAACAACCTACGCCATAGCTGTTGAGTATTCTGGCGGGGATTCTTCTAACTACATACAGGCAGGTTATGACAGTACCCCTCAACACTCTGGTACAGGATATGTTTATAGTGGTAGTTGGTCAACATTAAATGGTGGAGACGGGGATTTAATCTTTGGTGTTACAGCGTATAGTAGAGATGCCGCAAGTGAGTTGGATTACGCCTTTAGAGATGTAACTGGCGGTGCTGTTGAGATTTACTGGAATACTTTAAGTATAGGAGTAACTGAATCAGCGTCTATTTCTCCCTCGGCATCCGAGTCAGCTTCTATAAGTCCATCAGCATCTGAAAGCGCTTCGATATCACCTTCCGCTAGTGAGTCTGCGTCCGTCTCGCCCTCTGCTTCTGAGTCAGCTTCTATCTCTCCATCAGCTAGTGAGAGCGCAAGTATTTCTCCTAGTTCATCTATAAGCCCTTCTGCAAGTGAAAGCGCTTCGGTATCACCATCTGCATCAGAGTCAGCTTCCATATCTCCCTCAGCATCGGAGTCAGCTTCGATCTCTCCTTCGGCATCTGAAAGTGCATCAATATCTCCTAGTGCTAGTGAGTCTGCAAGTATTTCACCTAGTGCTAGTATCTCACCAAGTGCGTCTGAATCCGCTAGTATTAGTCCGTCTGCTTCAGAATCTGCTTCTATTAGCCCAAGTGCAAGTGAATCGGCTTCTATATCGCCTTCAGCATCTGAATCCGCCAGTATTTCCCCTTCAGCTTCAATAAGTCCTTCAGCAAGTGAAAGTGCTAGTATATCTCCTTCAGCCTCAGAGTCAGCTAGTATTAGTCCTTCGGCTAGTATATCTCCCTCTGCGTCTGAAAGTGCTAGTATCTCACCTTCAGCGAGTATAAGTCCATCTGCTTCAGAGAGTGCGTCTATTTCCCCTTCTGCATCTATTAGTCCAAGTGCTTCAGAAAGTGCCTCTATATCTCCGTCTGCGAGTGAAAGTGCTTCGGTTAGTCCAAGTGCTAGCATCTCACCTTCCGCATCGGAGTCAGCATCAATTAGTCCGTCTGCTTCTGTGTCTCCGTCAGCTAGCGAGTCGGCTTCGATAAGCCCATCCGCCTCTATATCACCTAGCGAATCTGAATCTGCTTCTATCAGTCCTTCTGCTAGTATTTCTCCATCTGCCAGCGAATCGGCTTCGATTTCTCCTAGTGCAAGTGAAAGTGCGTCAGTATCGCCTAGTGCATCTATATCACCTTCGGCATCCGAATCCGCTTCTATAAGTCCGTCGGCCTCTGAGAGTGCATCTATATCGCCTTCTGCATCGATATCGCCGTCTGCTAGTGAGAGTGCGAGTATTTCACCTTCTTCGTCGGCATCTCCATCAGCTCAGGAGAGTGCTTCTATTTCGCCAAGTGCTTCTGAGTCGGCTTCGATCTCTCCATCAGCTTCGATAAGCCCTAGCGCAAGCGAATCGGTTAGTGTAAGTCCTAGTGCTTCGGTTAGCCCTAGCCCGTCTCCCGGCACACCTTTTGAATGGACTGATTGTTTTCAAGCAGATGCGATTCCTGAAAACTCGTCCCCTGCTTGGACAGCTACTGGAACACCCGATACAGAAGAGGTAAGTGGTGGGATTTTCCATATGGCTGACTCAGCTGATGGAATCTACTACTACTTAGAGGACACGAATATTGATGCTAGTTTGGGAGTTACGCTAGAAACAAGATTAAAGGTTGTAGATGCAAACGATGATTATTATACAGTCTGCGGTGTTGAGGTTGGTTCGGGTTCTTCTTGGATATATATGGTCTTTTCCGAGTCTTCGGCTGGTTTGGATGACTATAACGGAAATACCGATTCCTACAACATGGATACCACCGACGATTTCCATCAATACAGGCTTACTGTATTAAATGGGACGGCAATACTCTACGTTGATGGTGTACAGCGTGCAACCATTAGCTATTCAGGAACGGATGCTGGAGGAAAGTATATAGAGTTTGGTTCGTTTGCTAGCGCTACTTATGAACACTATTGGGATTATGTTTGTTACTCGGTAGATGGGGCATATCCAGCGGGGCCAAGTGGTTCGCCATCAGCCAGCATTTCTCCCTCAGCCAGTGAGAGTGCATCAATCTCACCATCAATGAGCGAGAGCGCATCGGTATCTCCATCGGCAAGTGTGTCCCCCTCAGCTTCAGAAAGTGCTTCTGTATCTCCATCAGCTAGTGAAAGCGCATCAATCAGCCCATCAGCTAGTGTTTCCCCATCTGCTAGTGAAAGTGCTAGTATAAGCCCTTCAGCATCAGAGTCAGCCTCGATATCTCCCAGCGCATCTATCAGTCCATCTGCTTCTGAGTCTGCTAGTATTAGTCCTTCAGAAAGCGAGTCTGCGTCGGTATCTCCTAGCGCTAGTATCTCTCCCTCGGCCTCTGAGAGTGCCTCCATCTCTCCATCAGCGAGTGTATCGCCGTCTGCCTCGGAGAGTGCGTCGGTCAGTCCGAGCGCTTCGATTTCGCCATCGGAAAGCGAATCGGCGTCGTTGTCTCCTAGTGCCAGTATTTCTCCGTCAGCTTCTGAGAGTGCTAGTGTTTCGCCTTCGGCTTCGGTAAGTCCCTCAGCTTCACCAAGTGCAGGATATGAGATGTATACAATGGGAGATTATGCCGCCTTACCTGCAGATGATTCAGCATTAGAAACGAATTTTGAAGCTCAGGATTATTTGGATGTTGACGTAGAGGATAGTACTTATGTAGACCAAACAGCAGCAACAGATGACTACGCAATATTTCAATTTAAAGACTTTATAGGGGATGCGGGATCAATAACGCTTGAGTGGATAGGAAAATCTTCGTCAGCACCTTCTTCGGAAACAGTTTATCTGCAAATATATAACTATGATACACCGGGTTGGGAAAATGTTGATTCAGAGAGCGATGCAGGAGCAGATGAGGATTTTACACTTACGGGACAAATAGCCGATACTACAAACTATGTAGACGGCAGTAATGTAGTTACTTGTAGGGTTTATCAATTAGCGCCATGAATTTAGAATATTTTAACCAAACACAACACTATAAGGGAGTACCAAAAGACGATCCTAAAGACAGGATAGAAGTAGAAATTGGTGATTCAAAGCAAGCTAAATTCATTCCACAAATGAAACTAATGAGGTGGGACAACGAGGTTAATCTGTCTGTCAGAGCAGAGGAGATGCAACTGCCCAGTGTTGGTAGGTACGCTAATAAAGTAAGGTATAGGGGAAGTAAAAAAGGATATGAGTTTTACCATGTAGACCCTAACGATGAGTATAAGGAAGGTGCTTTTAAATTTGAATACATATTAGAAGAAAAACCTGCTACTAACAAACTGACATTTTCAATACAGACTAAAGGGCTTGACTTTTTCTACCAGCCCGAACTTACCCAAGAAGAAATAGATAGGGGCGATATTAGACCAGACAATGTTGTTGGTTCTTATGCTGTTTATCATAAAACTAAGGGAGGAATAAATCCTGCTGATGGTATAGATTATAAGGTTGGTAAGTTTTGCCATATTTACAGACCTAAGATTATAGATGCTAATGATAATTGGGTATGGGGAGATTTACACATTGATACGGACACGGGGCTTTATGAGGTAACGATACCACAAGACTTTTTAGATAATGCGGTTTATCCGATAAGAAGTAATGATACGTTTGGGTATACAACATTAGGAAGTTCTACCTCTGGATATATAGCAGGGAATTTGGGCGGTTCGGCATATCAACAAATGTATGGAATTGCGCACAGTCTCGGAGAAAGTGGAACTTTAGACAAAATAACTGTTGGCATAAAAACAGATTTTAGTACAACCGCAGATGTTTATGCTGCAATTTACAGAGAAGATAGTGGCGGGAGTAATGTTCATGGAAAGGTAGTAGGAATTGAAAATTTAGAAGTTTCCCTGAGTACTACGCAGGCGTTTATAGACTTTACTGCTTCATCAGAAGAACTTTCGGCAGATGATTATATTTTGGCAGCAGTAGGTAACGGTGCGGATATGACAGAGAGCAATGGTTATATGTATGTAGTTTATGATGGAACTGGAACTTCTAGGCATAGATATGCTGAGAGTTTTAATGGAGCATCTGGGTATTCAACTGCAAAGGCGGAAAACACATGGGCATGTACAGACACTGCAGACGACAAAAATTATTCCATCTATGCCACCTATACACCTTCTGGCCCTGTTGAGTCGGCGTCGGTTTCTCCATCAGCTTCCACATCACCGTCAGCCTCAGAGTCAGCATCTATCTCTCCGTCTGCTTCTATTAGCCCAAGTGCCAGCGAGTCTGCGAGCATATCCCCAAGTGCAAGCGAAAGTGCATCAGTCAGTCCGTCTGCGAGTATTTCGCCATCAGCCTCTGAATCGGCGTCTGTTAGTCCTAGTGCAAGCATCAGCCCTTCCTTGTCGGAAAGTGCTAGTATATCCCCTTCGGCTAGTGTAAGCCCCTCGTTGTCTGAAAGTGCAAGCATATCCCCAAGTACTTCGGTTAGTCCCAGTGCTTCGGAGTCAGCATCGCTCAGCCCCTCTGCTTCAGAATCTGCGAGCATCTCACCTAGTGCTAGTATTTCGCCGTCATCTAGTGCGTCTCCTTCAGGAGGGATAACAACACTATCGACAGATTATTGGAAGGTAACATTTGAAATATCTAGCGAATCTCCATCAATTAGTCCTTCGGCCTCTGTAAGCCCCTCAGCGTCGATAAGTCCTTCAAAGTCGGAGTCAGCGTCTGTCAGTCCATCGGCGAGCATAAGTCCCTCGGCATCGGAATCGGCGTCGTTAAGCCCAAGTGCTTCCGAAAGCGCATCAGTTTCTCCCAGCGCCTCTATCAGCCCTTCTGGTTCTGAATCTGCTTCCTTGTCTCCGTCTGCTAGCATTAGTCCTAGTGCATCAGAATCTGCCTCAATATCACCAAGTGCGTCAGTAAGTCCAAGTGCTTCAGAGAGCGCATCTGTATCGCCGAGTGCCAGCGAGAGTGCGTCTTTGTCTCCATCCGCCTCTGAGTCTGCCAGTATTTCACCCAGTGCGTCAAAAAGTCCTAGCGCAAGTGAATCTGCCTCCGTATCGCCGTCGGCAAGTGAATCTGCATCAGTAAGCCCCAGTGCAAGCGAATCGGCCAGTGTAAGCCCTTCAGCTAGTATTTCACCTAGTGCGAGCGAATCTGCGAGCCTTTCACCGTCAGCTTCGGAGTCTGCCTCAGTTAGCCCGTCGGCAAGTGAAAGTGTTTCCATAAGCCCCTCGGCTTCAGAATCAGCATCTGTGTCACCATCGGCTTCGGTGTCTCCGAGCGCATCAGAATCAGCGTCTGTTAGCCCCAGCGCATCGGTATCGCCAAGCGCATCTATAAGCCCATCAGCTTCAGCAAGCGCAAGCAGGAGTCCAAGCGCTAGTATTAGCCCCAGTGCTTCGGTTAGTCCCAGTGCTTCGATATCTCCATCGGCATCGGCAAGCCCGTCCCCACCTCCAGGGTATGAAGAAATATTCATTGTTAATAGGGGTAGGTTCGCCGCATGGATAGACACTGGAGAATATCTTGAGTTGAGTTGACATTTTCGATAGTATTTTGTAACATTTGACAAAAGACGGCAAAAGAAGAAAAACTTCGAGCCCGATATTTGAATGCAACAACCTTGCAAGCAAGTATCGGGTTTTTTATTTATTTAAAGAAAGGAACACTATGGCAGGTATCGAGGTAATCCAGATCAGCGACTATTACTATGAGAATAATCTTAGTGGCGCTACTGTTACTAGAACAGTGAACAACGATCGTACGGCTAATAACTTCAGAAAGGAATTCCAGGGCCCTGATAACAATATATACACGATATCAGGAAATGAGGAAAAGTCAGTTCCCCAAGAGGTGGGCACCGCTTGGAGGTCTTTAGATCCCGACGTTGTGTTAGTAAGAACTAGTTAATTTAAGAAAGGGGTGATTAGTTATGACAAAAGTAATAAATTTGAACTCTGCTACTGGGTCTGTTCTTATTGATGACGATTCAGAGCCGACTCTTCTTTTAGAGAACACCTCCTCTGGAAATGTCTTAAAGCTCCAGAACGCAGGAGGAACAGGAAACCAGCTGTCAGCAGTCTCTTGTCCAACAACAGCTTTATATGTTGTTGGTGCAGGATATTTAGCGGCTGATTTCAGAAGCGCAGCTTCAGCATCAAACGTTGTTGAAGTCAAGAAAGACGTGTTGTCTAGCGCAACCGTAGCAGCATTAAAAGTATCAACTTCAGGAGCTTCGGCACCTGCTTTAGAGTTTGCAGGAACCTGTATAACTTCTACAGCTTCTGCTTCAGCAACCGTGTCAGCGAAGATCAGGGTCAAGTATGGGGATACCTATGGATGGATTCCTGTTTACCCAACTATGGCATAAGGGCATGGGGCTAGGCATTGCTGGCCCCACTAGCCTTTTAGAAAGGAAAAATGGCAGTTAATGTAACAGAATTACAAAAAAGAATACATGCGATCGTAGCCCAAGATGCTGATGGCCCTACAGAGGGGGGAGATGATTGGGATCTCTATTTGAAGTATATAAATATGGCCCAGCAAGAGTGGCAAGAAGCATACCAATGGCCTTCCTTGTATAAAGAGGTGAATACTCTAACCAGTCAAGCAACAGGAAACGTTACTGTTAGCCTGCCTGCAGACTTTAGAAAGTTCGATGCCTCGCCTATAATTTGTGATGGCACAAACACCAAGCACACTTACCCACAGGTTAGTCCTGAGATGAGGGGGCAATATAATGACACGGAGCAGTATTTCTATGTTCTCGGATACCCAGGTAGCTACAACATGGTTGTAAATCCCGGCACGCACGGTTCGGGAGCTTCCATTTACTATTCTTATTGGTCAACGGCGGCATCTTTAGTAAGTGGAGACAACGTTTCCATGTGTCCAGACCCGAATTACTTATCTCAGAGAACGGTAGCGTACGTTTGGGAGGCAAGAGATGATGGAAGATTTCCTCAAGCAAAAGCAGAGGCAGACAAGATTTTGGCTAGGATGTTGGAATTTGAGCAGACAAAGGGCTATTCCTATGACGACAGAATCCAAACATATGAGGAAGCCAGATACGGATTCCGTATTGGAAAGGATAGTTAATGCCTGTTTTTAATCAAAGGGTTCCTAAATACAAGCCTGGAAGGGAGAAGGCAGTTAGCTGGGATGCTTTTAGAGGCGGATTAAACACGCTTCTAAGAGAGACGGAGTTAAAATCCAACGAGCTTTCTCAAGCAGACAATATTATGCTCGTTGGTTCTGGTGTTCCAACAAGAAGATGGGGCAGTGCTAATTACTTCTTGGCCGGAGCCACAGGAGCAGTAAGAGGGCTTAAAGGCTATTATACTACCGATGGTACGAATGAACTTTTAGCAATAACCGACTGGGGAATGCTAACAAAAAAGTCCGGTGCTAGCTATACATTGATCTCCGGTGCAAGCTGGGTTTCTGGCTATGACGCTCAAATGGTTCAGTTAAACGATAAAATGTATATCGTCAACGGGCAAGACACCTTCAAGAAATATGATGGAACTACGATAAGTTCTTTTGCCACATTATCAGTACCTTCAAATATACAAATTACCAATATTTCGGGAGTTTCTGGAACATTCACGTATTCATGGAGAGTGTCTGCAGAAAACGAGGTAGGAGAAACTCTTGCTAGCGACAGCGCAACTCTTGCTAATCTACCGCAGGAAATATCCGACACCCTAGTACATATAAGCTGGACAACCTCCAGCCCTTCTTCTGGTGTACAAGGTTACGTTATTTATGGTAGAGATGAGGGAAATGAAAGGTTCTTGTCACGGGTGAATAGCTCGACCCTTCTGTATGAGGATGATGGAACAAATGAGCCTGCAGAACTTGCAGAACCGCCAACAGCAGACTCAACAGGAGGACCGACTGCTGAATTTATAATCAGACACGACAACAGGCTTGTTATGGCCAAACTATCCGACAAGAAGTCTAGGGTTATTTTCTCGGGCAAGTTGCAAAACTCTGAGAAATTCCACTGGTCTCAGGGGGGCGGATTTATAGATGTTGACGTGGATAGCGGGGACAATATAACCGGTCTTGTTGTATTCCAAAACAAAATTATAGTCTTCAAGGAGAAAAGTATTTGGGAACTAACCATAGGCACTGTGGAGATAGGAAACTGGACAATTGCTAGCCCAAGCGTTCAAGCAATAACATATTCTCACGGAGCTATCTCAGGTAAAACCGTAGTGCCTGTTGAGAACGATGTGTTTTTCTTAACGAGAAATGGTGTTTATGTGTTGGGGTACGAACCCAACATTTTAAATGTGCTTAGAACAAACGAGGTTAGTGCAAGAATCAGGCCATTTTTCGAAAACATTAGCTACGCGGATCTACAGAATGCGTGTGCCGAGTATATAGACAAAAGGTACATTTTAAGTTTCCCGACTGTTAAAAAGTCTATAGTTTACGACAGAGAACGTCTTGCTTGGACTGCCCCTTGGATTACACCTTTCGGGATTAGGCAGTGGCATGTTTATTACGACTCTGCCGGAGCACAACAATGGCTAGCGGGAGACAACGACGATAGTTACGTTTCTGAGTTTAACTCCGGTTATTCTGCAGATAAAGGAGCCGCTTTTACTACTATTTTAAGAACAAAGAAAGAGGATTTTGGCGACTGGTCAGTTTTCAAAACTATTAGGGATCTATTTTTAAACTTTAGAAGTGTTCAGGGAGGCGTTGACGTGAACATTAGGGTGGAGGAAAGAGACGGGAATGTTATTACTGCTAAGAACTTTACTCTTACAACAACGTCAACAGATGCCGGCTGGGCGTCAGATCAGTGGGGGAATACCCTATGGGGAGATTCAGAAGAGAGTGGTTCTGCCACAGATATAAACGACCTAGTAAGATGGGCGCTTTTAAATAAAACAGGAAGAAGTATTCAATTAGACATCCGCACAGACGATGCGGGTGACAACTACGAACTGTTAGGGGTTCGTATAAATGCCAAGGTGCAAGGAAAAGGTTCTATTCCTTCGTCTTGGAAGGTATAAGGAGGTCATATGGCTTATTATCAAGCACCAACAGACAACTACGTATCGACCACTCTTAACGGTTCGATTAACGATAGTGTCGATACTATAACCCTAAACGATGCCTCCAAGCTGCAGGCACCGGGGTATATAGTAGTAGATAGAGAGGACGGCAACGGCAACGCCACGCCAAACTCTCGTGAAGTAATTAGTTATACTGGTATATCAGGAAACGATTTGACTGGCTGTACTAGAGCAGCAGATAACTCAACGGCACGAAGCCACAACGATGGGGCTTTAGTAGAGGCGGTATTGACCGTTGGGATGTGGGCTGGGTTCTATACAGGAGTAAACACAGCGATAAATTCTGATGGCACCGGCATTCATGTTGGAACCGCCACAGTTACAACGTTAGCACACACACCCAGGCTTGCAGTAACTTCTGTAGCTTCGGTTGCAAGAATGGAAAGTAATTATTATGAAGCTAAGAACTTAGCGGTAAGTTCTGTTGCCTCTGTATCCACACTTCATTTAGGACTATACGGAGTACACATGGCTAGCGGAACATCTATATCGAGAAATCTAGCTCCTATGCAACTAACAGCAGCCGACGCAGCAACGATTACTTTTGATTGTTCTTTATCAGATAAGTTTGAGGTAACGCTTGGGGATAACAGAGTTATCCGTGTAATAAACGCTGAGGTTGGAAAACCGTTTTTGGTGCATGTAGTACAAGACGGTACTGGGTCAAGAACACTTACGTGGCAACCAACAGTTTATTGGGTAGATGCTACAGCCCCAACACTTACAACAACAGCTAATAAAAGAGATACATTTGGTTTTATACCATCAAATGCCACAACGTATTCTGGTTATATAGTAGGGCAAAACATATAGGAGGAAACTATGGCAATAACAGTAGCAAATCTAGCAAATGTAGGAAGTAACAGTGCAACATCTCACGAGACCGCAGAACTTACTTTTCCTGCAAACCAACTAATAACAATAGGTGTATGGAACGAGGTTGGTTCCGGTACTGCCGATTTACCAACCTGTACAGGAACAGCAAAGACCTGGACACAAATAGATACTCAGCTTACTGCTGATAACCTAACAAGAATGACTCTTTTTAGGTCTTTAGATTCTTCTGAGATATCCGAGACCATAGTGGCAGACTGTACAAACACACAAACTTATATTCGTGTGGTTGTTCATAAATGGGACGGCGTTCTCACAACGGGAACAAATGGGGCGGATGCTGTAGTGCAAGATGCAGGAGCAACAAATACGGGAACGCAAACAGGAATAACAGTAACACTTTCTGCTTTCGCCGATGCCAGAAACGTAGCATGGGGCTTTGTAGCAACATCGGCTGCGGTCGATGCCACAGTAGGTAGTGGATTTACACAAATTGCAGAAGATACGGGAGACCCGTCATATAACTCTGAATGGAAAAAGAATGACAATACGGTTGATTGGACATGGAGCAGCGCAGGAGTGAATTGTACGGCTATGGCAATTGAGGTAGCCGCCGCCGAGCTAAAAGGCGGTTCGTTTTTATTTAATTTTGTTTAAGGAGGTGAAGTGAAATGCCATTAGGATATTATGGGAGCGGTAACTGGTTCGGGTTGCCTGAATTCGGTATTACAGAGTTATTTGGAGGCAAAACAGGTTCTTTGCAAACACCTTCAGTTTTATCAGCATCTGATTACAGAGCGGACGAGGAAGAGAAGCAAACAACTTCAACCCCAACGGCACCCGCAACTTCAAGTGTTGTTAGTGGTGCTAGAGTTTCCAGCAGTGCGGGAAGTGCCGGAAATGAGGTAGCTCAGAGAAGTAGCGAGATAAAAAGTTCCAAGAAAAAGCAGGAGGATGCAGCAAAGAAACAAGAAGAAGCCTTCAGAGCGGCCATTGAATCTGAGTACAACAATGTAATGAGACAGCTTGGATCTTCGGAACAGAGCCTTAGGGCACAGTTGCCTTTGACTGAGCAACAGATAGCTCAGAGTTACGGGGAGGTTGTGCCACAAATAGAGGCTGAAAGAGGACAAAGACTTGCCGATCTAGCAGGACAAGAAACAACCGCGAGAGGAGAAACTGAAAGTGTTCTTAATAGAGCACGTCAGGTTTATAACGAACTTTTGTCTGGTGCCGGTCAATTTAGTGGATCTGCGGCACAAGCCTATGGGGAACTATTAGGAAGACAGACCGCAGGAACCATGGGAGAAGCAAGAACTAATCTTGCTAATACCATAACAGAAATTCAAGGAGAAGTTGGTAGGGTAAGAAATTTCTACGATGCGAAGGTTACAGATTTACAGCAAAAGAAGAACCTCGCAGTTGAACAGGCAAGACAGGATTTTAGGAACGAACTTAGTAAGATAGAGCAGAGAAGATACGAAGCAGGAAGTGCTAAAGCAAGTCAGAAACTTTCTGTGTTGGCAAATTTCCAGCAGAGAATGGCCGATATTGCAGACGCAGTAACCCTACAGCAACAACAACTAAGACAGTGGGCAATGGAAAGAAACGCAGCTTTGGCGGCAGCACAGCAAGAAACAATAAAGCAAGCGCAACTTGGATTTACCGATATAGGTAAAATAGCAAGTTCCGTTGAAACTACAGGAAGTCAGTTTACTCCACAAGGACTGGCGGGGGTTTATGGTTTATATGGTCAAAATCCTGCAGAAGTGGACTGGCAGAAGATCTTTGGTCAAACAGAGCCGAAGGAAGAAGAAAAAGCACAAGCAGCAGGCGGAAACTGGTGGGATTAAGTTTTGAGGTTAGTTTATGAGTATACTTTCAGAAGCTAGAGAGCTTTATAACAAAAGAATAAAGCCTAACCTCGAACTAATCCCGCAGGCTGCCAGCTATGCGGCGAAACAGGTTCGTGAAGGCAACGAAACGAGCAGAGCAATAAGCTCGGCAGCTAAAAATGTTGCCAAAAATTTTACGGAAGGAAGGAACGCCAGAACAGAGGCACTTTATAATGTGCCTGGTGTAAAACAAACACTTCAGCAACTAAATACCGCACCACAAAGACTGACTAACCCCTTGGAATGGGCACGTTATATTGAAAATTTCTCTAGGGGTATGGGGGAGAGAAGTATAGATTTTAGCCAAAATACTGCTAATACATTAATGGGTTTGGGTAGTAAAATTTCTGGGCTTCAGAACAGACCTCTTAGCTTAGATCCTATAAAGAGTGCCCTATATAATCCTAAATATGATGTATTTGAAAGGGATCCCTACTATGCAGGCGCAGGTTCTTTTGCTTTTGATCAGGCTCTTTTAACAGGCGGTGCAGATGTAATAAAGGGAAGCAAGGTCTTAAAGCCCTTACAACAGGCTTTGGGAAAAGAAGCAGGGTCTTTCTATGCTCGTGGCAACCCAATAGTCGGGAAGGCACTAGCGGAGATTTCTCAGTCTGTACCTTATACAACAATGTCAGCGTTTCTTAACTTTGCGGAAGGAGGTAACATCGGTGAAGGTGTTGTTTCCGATATTGTTATAGATACAATAGTGGGACAAATTCTTGGTAAGAACTTTGGTAAAAAGGGTGCGAAAGTCAGCAATAACGCAATAGAAAAAATAAGAGGAGCAATAAGAGAACGAAACGAGGAAATGTTAGACGATGCGATTAGGTTTGCTAAAAAACAAGGCGTAGAGGTCAATGATGCGATTATTCCTCAGATAAAATCAATAATGAATCAATCTGGGACTATGGGGGGTTTGAGTGCCAAGTCTTTTGAAGGACTAAGCGAGAAGCAGCTGACTAAAAAACTTACCCAAAAAGGGGCTTACTCAAACATTCAGGACAAAGGTATAAGATTCTTCATAAGCGATAAACAAGCTAACCTTAAAAGGGGTAATTTAAAGGAGGCAGTTGATAGAGGTTACGGCACATTGGATGAGATATTTGTACACCCAAAACTTTTTAAGGAATATCCACATCTTAAAAACATAGCGGTTAGATTTGATCCTAATGTTAGAGGCAGCGGGTATTTTGATGAGGTTTCAGGCACTATTACTCTTAATCCCAATAATACAAATCTTCAGACGTTGGGTACGTTGATACATGAAAACCAACATGTAATACAAACAATAGAAGGTTTTTCCAAAGGAGGAAGTACAGACTTACTTGGAAAACAAGGCTATAAGAATACCTATGCTGAATTAGAAGCTCGTGCGGCGGAAACAAACAGGGTAATTACTCAATTTAAAGGAAAGAATAGAGATTTTGTTTATGAACAGGCCATTAAAGAAGGAGTTGATCCAAAAGATATTGTTGTAAGGCCTAGAGGTGCCTATGGAGGTATCTCCGCAAAAGAGGAGATCGCGAGCATTCTACCAAACAAAGACCCGTCTCAGTGGAGCATAGAAGACATGCGGGATATTGGCAATACCGCCAAAGGATTTAAGGATGTTTATAGGAATTTCGAGAAAGTGTTTGGAGACCAGTTCCCTAAGGTTAAAAAGTTGATACTAGATCCTTTTGATACTGCAAAAAACAATTTTGTTGATATGCAAAACCAATACCTTGATGAGCTTGATAATAAGGTTATAAAGGGATTTGGTATTAAAAAAGGCAGTAAGCTATCTGGGATAGTACAGAAATACGGCGAAGGTGTGATTTCAGACGAAGAGTGGCAGAGTCTATCTA